ATTTAACAATGCCTGAGATGACAGGAGTTACTTTGATTAATGAAATTAGAGGTCTTAGACCTGAACAAAAAATTATTCTTTGTTCAGGTTTAGGTAGTAATGGAAATATAAAAGAAAAAATTCCTGGAAAAGTTGTTGCTTATTTGACAAAGCCAGTTTCAAGATCAGATTATGCAAAAGTTTTATCAAGAATATTAAATGAGGATATATAATGAATGATGAAAATATAAAATCAATGAGTGGATGGAAAATGAAAGTAGGATCATTTTTAGCAGCAATCGCTGCTGTAATAATTGGATCTGCTGAAATTGCACCTTATCCAGAAATAATTCCTTGGTTAAAATTTCTTGGATTTATTGTTGGTGGTGTGGGAACAGCATTCCTTGCTTGGGGGGCAGGACATAAATTAGAAAAGAATAGAAATGTTATTGTTAAAAAGAAAACAATACCATATTATGTTCATCCAATGAATCCAGAGGAATTTAAAGCGTTAGAAAAAATGAGGGAGAGCAGAGAAGCTGGTGCTCCTGTTAAAGCTCCGGTTACTGGTTCTATTCATAAATAGATGTGTGTTCTAAAATAAAAAAAGCACCAAAGAATTTTATAATGCTATAGAAAAATTTTTTATGACATTTTTCACATGTGATAATTATTGCTATCAAAGATAGATCTTCTTGTTTATTTCCTAAATCTCGTTTACATTTTGGACATTGATTAGTACTTGTTATTTGTATCCACATTAATTCTTTTTGAAGTTCCAGATTCATAATATTTTTTTAAATATTGAATGAATTTCAGACCAAGTTAAATCATTTGGATCTTTATTTTTTGGTAAAATTATAAAATCAACATCGATAGGTACTTTATTTTTAATTCTATCGTAATCAAACCATGAATCAGAATCAAACATAACTATGATTTTAGATGGATTACATGATATTACTTTTCTTATCTGTTTATTTGAAAGCATCTTAACGTAACCAGTGGTTACAGATATTTCATTTCTAAAGTATATTTTAACATAGGCATTAATTCTTGTATAGTCTAAAAATCCTTCAACCAGGATCAGTGGTCTATTATTTAATATATGATCTTCATAACATAAATATGATCCTAAATTAGTTCCATTAGAATACCATTTATGCCTGATATTTCTCATTTGATAACTGACAATTTTGTTTCTTAGATATATTGGAAAAATTATTTGTCCTTCAGACCATCTAAGATCATATCTTTTAATATCCCAATAATATAATTTTCTTTTTATAAAGAAAGATCTATAATAAGGATTTTGTCTTAAAAGATTATACGTTATTGGTTTATTGGTGGGAAGTTCATCTTTTTTTGGAGGGAGGTATGTGGCTTCTTTCTTTTTTCTTCTTATTATCTCTGTTACTTGTTGTACGATATCTATATCATATTCACCTTTATCTAATAAATATTCTTTTACTTCTTCAAAAGAATTCATTCGACCATAATATGATATAAGTCTGAATACACTCATTCCTTCTTTGCATTTAAAACATGTACCATATTTGTGAATTATACTAACAGCCCAATGGTTTCCGCTATCTCCACAAAATGGACAGGGGTTAATGCCTACATAATTAACCCCTATATTTTTTCCATCCATAAGATAGTCAACTTCAAATTCATCAAATATTTCTAAAATATTTAGATGATCAAGTATGTTTTCTATTCTTGGATCTATTATCATTTGTGAATATATTTGAAAACATGCCAGGAAGAATGATATTGTTCATAAAATGTTTCTTCTACATTTCGATCAGGTCTTAGTTCTGATTTTTTAAATTTAGTACGTGCTTTAAATGTTTCTGATTTAAAATATTTTTTAAACTTTTGAGTCCACCATTTATCAGTGTGAGCAAGGATATGAAGATCGGAAACATCTCTGTTATCTTCAAAGCTTTTTCCTTCTTCTTTAGCACAAGGAAGCATAATTAATATTTTACCATCTTTGCTAAGGACACGTTTAAATTCTTTTAATGTTTTATCCAATGCATCTTCATCAGGCAAATGCTCAAGAACTTGAGTACAAATAAGAAAATCAATTTCATTTCTATCAATCATTGATAGATCCCAAGAAGAAGCAGCATAAAAATCAGCATAAGATCCAAAATCATGTAAATTAGGGATCAAATCAATCAAATATTCTGATTGATCTACCCCATACATATGCGAGAAGATACCTAATTCATCGATGGCTCTTAGATTTAAGGCACAGGCACAACCAACATCAAGAACAGTTCTTTGCTCTTTGTAGGGATCAAGCTCTGCTATTTGAATTAATAGTTTAGCAAAATCCTTTTGCCAGTTACCGTAAAAGGTAATATCTAATCCTTTTGATTTATAATATTCAACATATTGTTCACCATGTTTTGCAACTTCTTCTTTACTGAATTCACCATAGTCTTCCATAATAATGTCTCCTTAAATAGTTAGTTTATTTATTTCCCATTCTTTTTTTTTATAAATATTAAATCTTTCAATGGAATGCGTGTAAAAATGTTTATGAAACCGCTGACCGCCTTTAACATTATCAATAAAATCAATTACTTTTAGTTTGTCTTTTCCTTTAACTTTTCTTCTTCCTCTACCAATTTTTTGTACTGTGTCAATATATGATTTTCTCGCTGATGCGAGTCCAACACAATCGACGTTGGGGATATCAGTTCCAATACCAAAAACTGACGTGGCAATAACAAGTTGCGTTTGTCTGTTATTAAGCTTGCTTTTAATCCGATCATTTGTATCACCTTTGTTTTTTCCATGTGCAAATAAAGGTTTTAAATTCATTTGTTTAGCCACTTCAACCATGATTTTACCATGTTCAACTTCATCTAATAGAATTAAACAATTACCACCATTATTTAAAGATATTTGTTTTGCTGCTTCAATCATTTGAATACATCGTTTTACGCTAAACAATACATCGTTGCGTAAAACTTCTTGATAGCTTTCTCCTGTAGGTCTGTTGCAAACAAATTTTAGCAGGTTAATTTGTACATCTGTAACTCTTTTGATAGCTTGTTTATCAGTGGTTTCATGAATAATTGGGCCAATGTCGCCGGTCATTAAAGCCCATTTAGCAAAGTCTTTTTTCTTTTGAGGAGTAGCAGTTAAACCATATCTATAATATGTGTTGGGAAGGTTCTTTAGAATTTTATCAATGCTTTTATTTAATCTATGACATTCATCAACGATAACTAATTCACAACTTTTGACTTTTAGTTTTCGTAATGATTGAAATAGTGCAATGATAATATGACCGTTTTCTTTTTGTCCATCTCCAACTTTCCCAATTTCATATTCAGGAAACCATTCAATGAAACGATCATACGTTTGATTTAAGATTTGTTTAGTAGGTGTGATGATAATGGTTTGAGGTACATGAAGTTTATTAACTATCCCCCCCATGACTACAGTTTTTCCCATTCCTGTAGGACCAACAAGAACTCCCCTGTTTTTTGGACCAGCAACAGCTATCATTTTTCTTTGATATGGTTCAAATTTAATTCCAGGTAATGAAGCTATTAGCTTATATTTAATTTTGGGGATCTCTAATGGTTTATAAATTACAATATGTTTTTTATGTTTTAGTTTATTTTTAACGTAAGTAATCAAACCAACAGGAAAACGGCAACCGTGTCCTCCTCTGCAATCCAACATGGATTTTGTACTCTCTGTACTTATATCCCAATAGGATAAAGCTTTCCAGACCTGATGTTGTCTTGATCTGTGATCTACTCTACAGTTATGAGCATTGATTTGTTTAATAGGTATTACCATTCTATTCCTTCTTGATCCTCATCTGATTCTCCCCAATTATCTTTAATTTCAAATTCATCGATTGCAAATTGTCCTATGGGTAAATCACGGTAGATTCCAACAGATACATGTTGTTTACCATGACGGTAATTGGCTATATAAAGTCTTGCTCTGCTTTCTTTTTCTTCTATGTCCGTTTGACAAATAGCCAGTACTAAATCTGAATTAAAAATGGTATCGATGTCATCAGCAACTAAATAAGAATGAAATATTTTTGAAGTCATTGCTTTTCTGTTTCCCTGCATAGCAGAAATGGAAATTAAATTACGAGTAGCAGCTATTTCTTTCATGCCAAGACAGTTTTCAGAAATGCGGTCCTTTTTGCTTTGTCCTGCTTCAGTTTCTTTCATGATACCTAAGTAATCAACAATTAATATGTTAGTATAAAATCCTTTTTTTTCTTCCAACTCATCTAATATTCTATTAATGTCATGATAATTTAAACGTCCTCTATCAAAGGCAACTACTTCAAGATTGCCACCTGATATTTTTTTTAGTCTTTCTTTATTTTTAATTACTTTTTTAACATCATAAATAGTATCGATTGTTTCAAGAGTTTTAATATATGTATCGCCTATAGCTCTTAGTATTTCGGCTTCACCTTTAGGTGATGAGGTCATAAATCCAATAGCCATATCTAATCGCTCATCTATTTGTTCTTTACCCATTTCAAGGGAGACAAATAATACATTTAAACCCTGGAACACAGCAGCAACAACCATTTCAATTAGAAACCATGTTTTACCTGCTTTGGTTGCTCCAAGGGTTGTGATAAGCCATTTGTTTCTGAATCCTCCTATTAATTTATCAAGACCATCAATTCTGGTCTTCATTTTATATCGATCTTCTTTTAATCGATCATTGATAAATTTTCTGTCAGAAATATAGTTATAATAAGGTTCCTCAATTTGTCGTGGTCTTTTGATTGCTTCTAAAATCACTCCAGTAGCTTTATCGTAATCTTTGGCTTTAATTAGACCGGCAAATTCAATGCTTGCTTCTTCTAATTGAAAATGAAACATAGCATCATTTATTTTATTTAAGATGTACTTTCCATTAGATCCTGATATGTCTTTAAGGATACCGATAAGAGACATACAACGATCATATAGATCATTTGTAATACTGTCCTCATATTCTTTAAAGATATCATAAAAATTTTCTTGAGGAGCTTTTTTATAGTCATCATAAAAATCATAAATGATTTGTATTAAATGTTTGCGGTCTCTTGTTTTAAATGTGTTAGTTGGAACTACATTACGAACTGCTTTAAGAAATTCTGTATCATTAATGGAGTGAAATATGATCTGATTGAGGAAGTGATTGTTAAATTCCAAAATCTGATCTTCCATATTATCTTCCTTTCAATATAAATACAGCCCAATCATTATTATAATGATCATAAAATGTGCGTCTTCTATTTTTTTTATCTGTGTCTTTTGCATCACCAGGATAAAATTTACCTTTAGAAAACAACTCTTGTATTGCTTCTTGTTCTACTAATTTAAAATATTTTTTGAATTCTATTTTCCAATTTGTTAATTTTTTATCGGTAGGTTTTTTTTCTTTGCCCTCTTTTGGTTTATCAAAAACTAAAAATATTCTACCGTCTTTAGCCAATACTCTTTTCATTTCTGCAAGAGTATCCAATATTTCTTCTTCTTCTAAATATGTGAACAGTTGAGAACAGTGGATAAGATCAATAGAATTATCGTTAAAAGGCATTGCAGAACTTCTTGCGACTGTTAATTCATCTTCAGATAATTCTAATTTTTCCCTACCTAATTCTATAAGGTAACTTGAAACATCTACTCCATGAAATTTATCAAATATACCTGTTTCTTTAAATCCTTTGAGGTGAGATCCACAAGCACATCCAACATCAAGTATAACCTTGTCATGAGAATCAAACATATACATTTTAGTCATAAATATCACAAGCTTTGCATATTGCTTTTGCCAATCACCGTAGAATGCATAATCAATGCCTTTGTCCCGAC